GGATATACTATTGTTTTACCACAAGTCCTTTAGTAATAGAATTTATAGAAACACCTTATCAAGCTACTCAAGTAGAAGTAGATGCAGGAACTGTTACGGATAAATTTGTAAGCCCTAAAACACTTACTGATAGTGCTCAATTATCTGGTAAAGTACCTTACATTGGTGCTACAGCTGATGTCAACTTAGGTACGTTTCATTTAGATGCCGCTAAAGGTACATTCACTCACAATGGTAGCACAGACACTCTTACAGCTACTCACTCAAGTGGTAGTGGAATAGGATTGTTAATCACTAAAGGAGGTGCTAATGAAGGACTTAAAGTTAATAAGACATCAGGTAGTGGTAATGCGGCTACAATCATTGGAACATTAGAGGCTACTACATTGGTTAAAACTGGTGGAACGTCTAGTCAATTCTTAATGGCTGATGGCTCAGTAAGTACATCTATGAATCCAAGAGTTCAAACGGTTGCATCTAGTGCTACAGTTACAGCAACAAGTACAAATGACATAGTAACGATTACAGCTCAGGCGGTAGGTTTAACACTTGCAAATCCTACTGGAGCATTTGTTGAGGGACAAAGTTTGATTATAAGAATTAAAGACAATGGTACAGCAAGAGCTATTGGTTATGGTGCTAATTTTAGAGCTATTGGAGTAACAGCACCAACAACAACGGTTGCAAATAAAACTACTTATATAGGTTGCATTTACAATTCAACAGACAATAAATTTGATATTGTAGGAGTATGTACAGAAGCCTAATTTCATTGATGCCGAAAGCACAACCTTTGCTTTTGGATTTATACCCAAACGCAGCAGTTGCTTATTCTTTACGTAAGTTAAGAGATGCTTATTCAGGTAGTGCTATAAGAGTAAGAAGAAGTGTTGATAATACTGAACAAGATTTTGGATTTGATGAAATAAATGATACACTTACTGATTGGGTTGGTTATAATCTTTGGAGCTATTCTGAAGAGATGCAACAAAGTGTCTGGACTAAAACTAGAAGTACAGTTACAGACAATGCTGTTGTTGCACCAGATGGAAATACAACTGGAGACATTTTATTTGAAACAACTGCATCAGGGACTCATAGTATTTCCAGAGCGCAAGCGGTAACAATTGGAGAAGATTATTCAGTTTCATTTTATATTAAAGATGAAGGAAGAAGATATTTTCAAATAAGAGCTGCCGTCAACTTATCAACAGATAATGCTAATCTACCAACAGCAATGTTAGATTTAACAACTGGTACAGTAATATCAGATAACGGATTATTTAGAGTAGCACCAATAATTACAGCAGTTGGTGGTGGTTGGTATAAAATTGAATATGGTTTAATCGCTAATTCAACAACCACATCAACAGCCCTTCAATTGAATTTATCCACAGATGGTGTTAATACGTCATATGTTGGTGATATTACAAAAGGGGTAGCTGTTTGGGGTTTTCAAATTAGTGAAACATCAACAATTAAACCATATCAAAAAACAGAAATAAATGCTGGTGGTAATGGCTTTGTAACAATTTGGTATGACCAAAGTACAAATGGTAATAATGCCACACAATCAACACCAGCCAATCAAGCACAAATTGTTTTAAATGGATTTTTAATTAGAGATGCTTTATCAAAACCAACAACAACTTGGACAACAGATAGATATACATTAACAAATGGAATAAACCCTAACACAAAATATTTATCAATTGGAGTTCTAAATAGAACAGCTAATAGCAATGTTATAATACATATAGGAGTTGCTGGATCAATAAGTGGTATAAATGGTCAACAAACATTTCTTTGGTCAGCTACAACAGGAAATATTAGAAGTGATATGAGTTCTGTAGTTAATCATGGAAATGAAACTTCCACTGGAGCGTTTATAACAACTTCAGAAAAAAATGCAAGTGATTTAAAAACAATTTATTTAAATGGAATTGCTTTACCTATTACAGCTACACAAGCACCGTCAGCAGGAGCTAATATAAATTCGTTTGGACAAGCAGGAGGAAATACTACCACTTGCCAATATCAAGAATATATCTATTGGGATTTAGAACAATCTGCAAATAGAGTAGCAATTGAAACACTAATAAATGACTATTATGCAATCTTTTAAAGGATATAAATTCAATACAGTTGAAGAGGCTGATTTAGCAATGCAACAACTAAATGAGTATTATGGTTTGCCAGTAGAAAATGGAATATCTATTTTTGATGAAAGGTCTTATTTTAAGATAGGAGATGCTTATTTCTTAACTGAAGATAAAATGTTAATACCAGTATTAGGAGAACCAATTCAAATTGAAGTAAATGAAAACTAGACTGTTAATAATATTACTATTGCTATCATCTTGTTCTTTAGAACGTAGATTAGAAAAGTATTGTCCTTTATGTGTTCAAGAATCTAAAATAGAAACAATCATTGAATATAGAGATACTACTATTGAAATACCTGGTGAAACGGTTACAATAGTAGACTCATTGTATTGCGATAGCTTAGGTAACATTGTGTCTAGATTTGGTGACATATTAAAAGACAAGAATGGAAAGATATTAAGTTTAGAAACAAGGTTAAGAAATAATGTTTATTATTCGAGAGCTAAAGTAGATACTGTTTACAGAACGATAAAAGGTAATACTATTATAAAAGATAAAGTAGTATATAAAAAAGGAAGAGAGATTAAAGTAAAATATATACCTTCTTGGGTTGTATTTTTTGCTTATTTAGGAGGAATATCATTAATAATTATACTTATATATTTAACTTTTAAACTAATCAAAAAATACCTTAAACCATGAAACAGGAAGTCGTCAGCATTTTAACAGGATTAAAAACATCAATAATTAAATACTTTATATTAGGAATAACTTTACTTGCTCCTATTAAAGTGTTTATGGTATTAGTAGGGTTATTTATATTCTTAGATACTTGTTTTGGAGTGTGGGCGGCTAGGCAACAGAAAAAACCGTTAAGAAGTAATAAATTAGCTAGATTTATTTCTAAATTATTTGTGTACAACACTGTAGTAATTACTGCTTATGTACTAGATATTAATTTATTAGGAGAGTTCTTTTTATTATTTTTATCTATACCTTTAGCTATTACTAAAATTACTGTTATTGCTTTAGTAGTTAACGAAGTATATTCAATAGATGAGAAAGTAGTTAATGTAAAAGGTTATGGTTTATGGGCTATGTTTAAACGTTTACTAGGTTTAGCAAAGTTTATTAAAAAACAAAAAGACGAAATATTATAATTATGAAAACTTATACAGACAAACAATTATTAGATAGAGTAAAAAGTTTACCTGATTATAAAGGTATTCCTCAAGGACATTGGATATTAGGAGTACGTTCAACAGAAGATAAACCTGATGCTTTTGATGATAAGTTTTATCATTTTATTGGTGAGACTTTTAGACAAGTAATTAAAGGTACTACTAATCCAGGAGTAACTGTTTTAAAAAACTTTGGCAAATTTAATCCTAATGGAGCAGCAGTAGTTAAGTCTGATGAGTGGTATTACGACCTTTGGAAGTTTGGTAAACATCACGGTAAAGTAGATGCTTTACTACAATTAGGTTCTAAAATCAAAGTGCATAGAGACGGAGATAAAGATAATAAATCAGAAGAACAAGGTTTGCTACAAGAAGGTTTTTTTGGCATTAACTATCATTCTAATGGCTACGACATTGATGCAAAAACTACAGGTACGGTTGTAGGAGGTTGGTCAGCAGGTTGCCAAGTACCTTGTGAAATACAAAAATATAAAAAACAAATGCAGGAGTTTAAGTTATCTAAACAACCTACATTTACTTATTGTTTACTAAAAGAATTTTAATTATGAAAATTAGAAACGGTTGGAAATCCCACGCAAGACAATGGGATAAATTAAGAATATCAATAAGAATATCTTATGTGGACATATTAACAATAGAAGCAGATATATCAAGAGAGTTTTATTTGTTTACTATCTTAAACTTTACTTTTAAAAACAGATAGCTATGGCTAAAGTACAAACAACAGGTGGAGCTAAAACAAGAATAAAAGTATCTAGACCTGGGATACATTCAAAAACTAAAACTTCTAAATTAAAGACTTCTAGAAAATATAAGAAGTTATATAGAGGTCAAGGTAAGTAATTTAAAAATAAACTTATATATTTGCTATATGTTATCATTAGACGACCTTCACGCACAGTTAGACGAATCTTTAGCAATTAACTCTATAGAATCTTCATTCTCTTATGAACTTTTTACAGATTTAATTAATGGACAACGTGCTCTATGGTTGCGTAATGAATATAACAAAAATAGAAGTATTGACCCTTACGTACTACAAGATTTATCTTGTCTAGAATTAGAGTTAGTTAATCCTATTGATTGTTGTATAGATGTTCCAGCAAAATGTAAAGTGCTACGAACTAAAGTACAAATACCTAACACTATAGAATTTTATTTTACTAAAGGTATTGCAACAATTGGTCCTGCTGATATAATGATGCCTAGATTCGTTCTAATAGACTATTCTAGAGTTCCTTACGTAGGACACGGAAGAACTACTCAAAGAGCTATATATGCTTTTCTTTACAATAACTATTTATATATAACTAGTAAAAATCCTAGTGTAAATCTAACTAAATACATTACTGTTAGAGGAATATTTGAAGACCCTACTTCATTAAAACAGTTTGTAAGTTGTGTTAGTGGCAAACCTTGTTATTCTAGTTCTGAGCCCTATCCATTAAACTTATGGATGTGGGAATATATGAAACCACAAATACTTAATCAGTTAATGCAAAAAGGAGCTAATCAGCAAGATGATTCTAATAATGCAGAAGACGGTAAGACAGAACCAACAATGGCAAGCAATGCAGGACAATAGTAGTAAAGAAAGAAAAGTAGGAAAAGTAGGAGAAGTAAAAAAGAAAGACTTTTACAACCACTACTTAAAACATAAACAAGAACGAGAAGTAGACAAAAGTGTTTATAACAAATTCTTAAAAGTATTACTTGATAAGTTTAGTACAGCAATAGTAGAAACAGGATTAGAGTTAAAGCTAACAGGAATAGGTAAGCTAAGAGTTAGAAGTAAGAAGCTAAACTATTTTACTAAAGAAGGCAAGAGAGCTAAGAGTGTAAGACCTAATTGGAAAGCTACACTAGAGTACTGGAAAGTAAAGTATCCAGACCAAACATTAAAAGAATTAAAAGGAGTGCCAAATAAACCAATACTGTATCACGAGAACGATCACACATCAGGAGAGTTCTACGAACATCATTGGGATAACAACACTACTAGTTTAAAATATAAAAGCTTTTACGGCTTTAAAGCGTCAAGACAATATTCAAGATTGATAGCTAAAGTTGTAAAAGACCCTAACCGTAAAACATTTTATTATGGATAATGAATTAAAAGAAAACGAAAACTCTTCAACTGACGTAGAATCAGTTGTAAAAATTACTCGCAAAGAATTTGAAGATGGTAGTTATGAAGAAACAAGAGTAGAACAAGTAGAAGGAGGTTTTATTACTACCCTATGTACTCGTAAAAAAGTAAACGGAGAATGGGTTTACAAAGATGAAAAATCTGTAAGCACAGAAGACCCTAGTAAAGATAAATCAACTGAAGGTATTGCTAATAGATTAGAGTCTATATTTAAAAACTTAATGTAATGTTTGCAGGAAGAACCGTATCATACAAAGCTATTATAGACAAAGTACTAAGAGACTTTGCCTTTAATTACGACCTTAAAGACGAAGAAGGTTTAGAGTGGTTAGCTGAGTTTATGGCTCATACTAACGTAGGTATGGTTATGAGTAACAACATTGCTTATATTGAGATTTGTGATGGTTTAGGTGAACTTCCTTTTGACTTACATAAAATTAATCAAACAGCTTATTTAGAAGGAGTTGACTCAATAGAAGAAGCTGAATGTGGACACGGAAGACCTTTCCCAATGCGTTGGGCTACAGACAACTTTCACAAAAGATACCACAAAGACGATAGAGATTATACTACTGAGTCAAGAGAAACTTACACTGTAGAAAACAATTATATCTTTCCTAGTTTTAGTAAAGGATTTATAATGATGAGCTACGTAGCTATTCCAACAGATGATTGTGGTTACCCAGTAGTACCAGCTGAACAACAATGGTTAGAAGCTGCTGCTTTTTATATTGGTCACAAAATTGCTAGAAAGCTTTGGTATATGGGGCAACTAAGAGATGCTATATTCCAAAAAATAGAAACAGACAGAGATTGGTATTTTGCTCAAGCAGTTAACCACGCTAAACAATGGAACGGTGTTGACGAAGCTGAATCAGTTAAAAATGCTACCATCAGAACAATACCTGATATACAAGCACATGCATCTTTCTTTGCTAATATGCAGTTACCAGAACAACGTAAATTTAGACCTAAAGCAGGAAGTGCTTTAGTATCTACCATCAATACTATTAGTGCTAGTGTACAAGGACCTAATCCAGCAATATAATGAATCCACACGTTAATACTTATACAGGACTTAATCAAGATACTGCTTACGATAGTATCCCACCTAATTTATATATTGACGCACTGGATATTAGGATTACTACTACTTCGGGTGAATCTACAGGAGCCTTTACTAATATGAAAGGTACAGTAGAATCTTTTACTATACCGACTAATTCAATAAATGCGTTTCCTTCAGGAGAACCTTTTAGTGTTTGGTCTGCCTCTAACCCTAAAATCATTGGCTACACTACTATTAGAAATCGAATTATAGTATTTGTAGCAGATGACTCAGGAACTAAAAGTTGGATTTACGATATACAATACAACACAGCTACTAGAGAAATACTTAGTGGCTTTCCTGCATTAAAGTATTACAGCCCTTTACTTAACTTTAGTAAAGATTGGCCTATAGAAGCATTAGGACGATATGAGTCTGATTGTACTCAAAGAGTTTATTGGACAGACTATAATAACTTCTTTAGAACTATTAATTTAGAAGACCCTAATCTTACAACACTAGACCCAGGATTAGTAGACATTTATCCTAATGTAGAATTTACTCAACCTTTACTAACATCTGTTACAGGAGGAGGAGCGTTAATGTCAGGTGAGTATCAAGTTGCTTATAGGCTTATTACTTTTGATGGTAAACAAACATTAGTATCTCCACCGTCTAACTTAATACATATTGTATCAGATTCTGAATTAACTAATTCAGCTGATTATAACGGAGACCCTATTGCAATAAACACAGGCAAATCTCTTTCTGTTACTGTTGACACTTCTAACTACAGCATTTTTGATAAGATAGAATTTTTAGTTCTTTATTACGAAAATGGTATAGCTACTCCATCTGCAAAAAGTGTAGAGACAGTGGGAATTGGTCTTAACACTTCAATAGTATTTACTTATACTGGTTCTGAAGGAAGCCAAACTACCGAAGAGTTATTTACATTTGCTACTAAAAACTTTGCTTTTAAAACACCTAAAAGTATTACTCAAAAAGATAATAGTTTAGTAGTTGCTAATATTAAAGGTTCTCAAGTTAACCTTGCTAGTTTACTAGGGCCTAACGAAACTTTTTATGCTAAAACTAGACGATACAGAAACTTAGGAGGAACTATCACACCACCATTTACTCCAGGCTCAGGTAACGATGATAACGATTTACAAAACGCTTTTAATCTTGCTCTAAATAAAGATGCTCATTGGGATTCTAATTGGCAAACTAATCAGCAATATAGATACCAGTCTGACGGAGCAAGACTAGGAGGAGAAGGTCCCAACATCAGTTATACTTTTCACTTAGAACCTTACACTGTTGACGGAGACGTACAAGCAGGTATAGCTTCATTAGCACCTGTTCCTTTTGGATTTCCAAGAGATTCTCACGATTTAAACGACGGTTACGGTGTAAGACCTAATACTACTTTTGCTAATGCTGCATCTCCGTTTATATCAGGCTTACTACGTGGTTACAAACGAGGAGAAACTTATAGATTTGGTATTATCTTTTACACTACAAAAGGAGAAGCTACATTTGTAGAATACATTGGAGATATTAAGTTTCCTGATATTTCAGAAGAAGATAGCGTTAATAACCTATCGGGTACTCCTTACTTTCCTTTATCTCAAGCTGACCCTGATACACCTCAGTTTACTATTGCTTACAACTTAGGTATTCAATTTAGTATTGACTTTTCAACTTGTCCTACTTTACTTTCTAATGTTACTGGTTATCAAATAGTAAGAGTGCAAAGAACTGATACAGATAAACGTAGATTGACTCAAGGTATAATACAAACATGCCAATATTTTAGAATACAAGAAGCATCTAGTAGTTTTGATTTAAGTGCTAATGGAAATCAAAACGTAATACATTTAGACGAATATTACGGTGATAGTAATTTTGCTACTTTAGGCACTAAAGCTCCTTCAGGCCCAGGCTTTAATGTAAATAAGTATTTAGGTTTTTATTCTCCTGAAATATCTTTTAATTATAAAAACACAGTAAATAATGCACTAGGTAACAATACTGGTTTACTAATAACAGGAGGGTATAATCTTAATAGCTTTTTTACAGACATATCAACAAGTACTTCAGACAAACGTCCTATTGATTTACCTGAATACACTCAAGATGTAAGAATAAAATTAAAAAATTATAATGCAGTTACTTTTAATAGTATAGAAAATGTAAAGGCTTGGGACCAAAAAGAATATTTTAATATGTTAGATGATTCTACATATCAAGATAAAATTACACCTATTTGGGGAGGCTATACAACACGTAATTATTTTGCTCGTAATGAAGGAGAAAGCTTTTCAGGAGATAACCTTAATGACCCTTATCATGATAGTTATACAGAAAGTAGTTTTTCTAGAAGTGGTAGCAATATATTAG